GCAAAGACGAACTGACCCAAGAGGAATACGCAGAATCCAAGACAATTACATTCAAACAACTTTATGGAGGCGTGGACAAGAAGTACAAGCACATAGAGTTCTTTAAAAAAATGGACGAATACATTCAAGAGACTTGGGACAATTACAAAAGACAGGGCGCCATGGCATTACCGACCGGTAGGATATTGAAGTATTCAAGCGACATGAATAGGCTCAAACTATTTAACTATCTGGTGCAGAACCAGGAGACTCTGGCCAACGTATCTAAAATAGAACGTATAAACCAATACCTGGAAGAGAATAATCTAAGGACGAAGCTCGTATTAATCACCTACGACTCTTTTTTGTTTGACTTTAGGGCTCACGATGGGAAAAAGACTTTGCTTGACATAAAAGCCATCTTGGAACAGGGAAATATGGTAGTAAAGCACAAACACGGAATCAATTACGCATTTTAACACAAAAATTAATATTTATACTTAATGGTTATGGAAGGAATTAAAACATTAGAATTAACGCAAGAAGCGCTTATGAACAAGTTATTTTGTAGCTTCACTACCAAAGATGGTTTAGAGGACAGATTACAAGAAATAAATAGAGAATACAAAATTATGTACGGAAAGATATTCGTTTTGGAATCTCCAGATTCTGAAGAATACATGTGCACGTACAATATAGAGATCGAAGGGTCAAGTACAAAAATTTTAAGTAACACAATCTTACTACACAGAAAAAAAGAATCGAATACTTTATACACGATCAATGCATTGAATACTTTAATAAAATCTTTAAACGGCGGTGTGCTCGACACCAAGTTTATAATCAATTGGCCGGATTACAAGAATTCCATCCTATTGACTCAAGGGGAAGATCTAAGAAAGTTAAACACAGCTATTCATAGAATAGTAAACGTCTAACTCGATTTTTAGATTTTTTTATCATCCCAATTACGTTATATTTACTCAACAAAACAAAATAAAGTTATGGATTTATCAGCACTTAAGTCGCGTTTGGCGGCTTTACAAAACCCACGCGGGGGTCAAAAAGGCGAATTGGCCAAAACATTATGGTCGCCTGCAGTAGGAAAACATCAAGTACGCATCGTTCCTTCGATGTACAACAAATCAAACCCATTTAAAGAGTTATTTTTCCATTACGGAATAGGTAACAAAAACACAATGATCTCTTTGTCAAATTTTGGCGAAAAGGATCCAATCGTTGAGTTCGCTCAAGGCCTAAGAAAATCTTCGGTAAAAGAAGATTGGCAGATGGCTAAAAAGTTAGAGCCAAAGATGAGAGTATACGCACCAGTCATCGTTAGAGGACAAGAAGAATTGGGCGTTGTATTGTGGGGATTCGGTAAACAAGTTTACATGGATTTGTTGGCGTTAGTAGAGGACGAAGACGTTGGAGATTTTACTGATCCTGTTCAAGGTCGCGATATCACTATCGACGTACAAGGAAAGGAAACTACCGGATTGTCTTACAACACGTCAAGCATCAGAGTTAGAACAAAGAGTACTCCACTGTCAGAAGACGCTGCAAAAGTTAAACAGTGGTTGACAACTCAACCGGATCCTATGACGCAATTTAAAAAGTACTCTTACGAAGAAATGAAGAGCGCTTTAATGTCTCATTTGAATCCTGAAGAAGAGATCAAGCAAGATGCTGATGCAGTCGTTGTTAAGTCTGATTTAGTTTCCGATTTACCATGGGAAAAAGATGCAACACCAACAACACCTCACTTTTCATTGAGCACAACAAAAAAGGACGTCGATTCCAAAATAGATGATCTTTTTAATTTCTAATCACACGAGCCCTCTTTACGAGGGCTTTTTTAACTCTTAAGAATGGCAAAAGCACTTACAGGCAAAATATCAAATGCAATAAAGGGAGGATTCGATTTAGATAAGTTTAAAAAGTCAAAGAATTTATCGTCTTCTTCAGTAAAATTTAAAGAACAGAAATGGATTCCTTTATCTCCCGCATTTCAAGATGCACTACAAATTCCAGGAATTCCAATGGGTCACATCACACTATTAAGGGGTCACTCTGATACTGGAAAAACTACTGCTTTATTGGAAGCTGCAGTACAAGCTCAAAAGATGAACATCTTACCGGTATTCATTATCACAGAGATGAAATGGAGTTGGGAACACGCTAAACAAATGGGACTTAAATTCGACGAAGTACCTGACAGTGATGGAGTAGTTTCCGATTACAACGGATTTTTTATCTACGTAGATAGAGAAAAATTACAGTGCATCGAAGACGTATCCGCTTTCATACTTGACATTTTAGACGAACAAAAGAAGGGAAATTTGCCTTACGATTTGTGTTTCTTTTGGGATTCGGTTGGATCAATTCCTTGTAGACTTTCCATAGAATCAAACAAAAATAATAACGAATGGAACGCTGGAGCAATGTCTCAACAGTTCGGTAATTTCGTCAATCAGAAGATCATCATGTCAAGGAAAGAGAGTCAACAGTACACAAATACTTTCGTGGCAATCAATAAAGTTTGGGTAGCAAAACCTGAAACTATCATGAGTCAACCAAAGATGAAGAACAAAGGTGGAGACACAATGTTTTTTGATGCTTCTTTAATCATCACCTTCGGTAATGTATCGAATTCGGGTACGAATAAAATTAAAGCTACCAAGAGCGGTAAAGAAGTTGAATTTGCCAAAAGGACCAAATTGTCTTGCGATAAAAACCACATTACTGGGGTTACTGCGACAAATAAATTAATCATGACTGTACACGGATTTATCAATGACGATAAGAAAGACTTGGAAAAGTACAAAAAAGATCACAGTCACGAATGGTTACAGGTATTGGGATCTAAAGATTTCGACGTAATCGAAGAAGAAGAAACAGACATCAAAGACATTTTTGACCCATCAGACAGCGAATAATGGAAGAAAGATACAAAACAATGTTGGAATCCTTGGGTAAAAAAACCGTAGAGGAAAAAGAAGAGCCTTTAAAGTTAAACGATAGAGTATTAATCATAGACTCTTTGAACGCCTTTATTAGGTCCTTCACCATCATCAATCACGTGAACAAATACGGTGTACACATCGGAGGATTGACTGGATACTTAAAATCATTGGGATACGCAATCAATTTGATAAGACCTACCAGAGTCATACTGGTGTTCGATGGGCAAGGCGGATCAACTAACAAGAAGTATTTATATCCCGAATACAAAGCTAACAGAGGTTATCGCAGGGTGACTAACTGGGATCTGTTTGACAATCAAGAGCAGGAAGCAGAATCAATCACCAATCAAATACTCAGATTGATTGACTATTTAAAGTGTTTGCCCGTCGATTTATTGTCCATAGATAAGATAGAGGCTGACGATGTGATCGGTTGTTTAACCAAAAAATTACCGGGAGAAGTTACGATAGTATCAAGCGACCGGGACTATTTACAACTCGTGAATGAAAAAGTTACAGTATATTCTCCAATCAAGAAAAAGTTTTATCAACCTAAAGAAGTTTTGTTAGAGTACGGAGTTACTCCACAAAATTTCTTATCCCAAAAAATATTGATGGGTGATAGCGGAGATAATGTGCCAGGAGTCAAAGGTTTGGGTCAAATAACTTTATTAAAACACTATCCAGAATTATCGGAAGAAACCTCCTTTACATTGGAAGAGATACTGGATAAAGCAAAAAATAGTAAAGGAAGCATGTACGAAAAGATCGTCGCATTTGAAAATCAACTTAAGATCAATAAACAGTTGATGGACTTAAACGATCCAAACATACCAGAAGATTCTATGGAAACAATAGATTACATTCTAGAGAATCCGAATAAGACCTTTAGACCGAAAGAATTCTCTGAACTTTACGAAGAGGACGATTTGGGAAAAAGCATAAACAACTTACAGATATGGTTGTTTGAAAAATTTAATGCACTTGCAAAATATAAATAAATTATGGCAGTATTGAATACGCTACAGAGTTATGGAAATGGATTTCAAATAAAAGTTTTGTCTAGCTTATTAAAGCACAAAGAATTTTTACAAAACGTTAACGATGTGTTGGACACAAACATGTTCGACAACCCAGCTCACAAGTGGATAGTAACAGAAACATTGAGGTATTATTACAAATACCACACAACGCCTTCTCCTGAATCTTTACAAGTGGAAGTGAAGAAGATAGACAACGAAGTCTTGAAAGTTAGCGTTATCGAGCAGTTAAAAGAATCACTTAAAGCAACTAACGACGATAGAGAGTACGTGGAACAGGAGTTTTCTAACTTCTGTAGAAATCAACAATTGAAGAACGCTATTTTAGAGTCAGTAAAATTGTTGGAGAAAGGTGAGTACGAAGACATTAGACACATTGTCAACATGGCAGCAAAAGCCGGTCAGGATAAAACCATAGGACACGAGTACGAAAAGGACGTGGAAACCCGTTATAGACAAGAACAAAGATCCCCAATTCCAACACCATGGGAAAATCTAAATAACCTTCTTATGGGAGGTTTAGGAGTTGGCGATCTTGGATTGATATTCGGCAACCCAGGAGGAGGAAAGTCTTGGATGCTCGTAAACTTAGGTGCCATGGCAGTAGCGGCAGGATTTACAGTTTGTCATTACACATTAGAACTTTCAGAGGACTACGTTGGTAAAAGGTACGATGCTTTGTTTACGGGCATTGATGCTCAACAGATTCATTTGCACAAGGACAAAGTTTCCGAAGCCATAGAAAAGTTACCGGGTAAATTGATCATCAAAGAATTTCCAATGGGAAAAGTTGGCCCGGCCACAATTGAATCTCACATTCAAAAGTGTAGGGATTTAAAGTATCCTCCTGACTTGGTTATCATAGATTACGTTGACTTATTGAAAAGTAAGACAAGATCCATCGATCCAAAGGACGCCATAGACGACGTGTACACTTCCATAAAAGGTATGGCAAGAGAACTTAAAGTTCCAGTGTGGACAGTGTCCCAAGTAAATCGATGTCACAATGTAGAAGATAAGGTAGAAACTCCAAGCGGTAAAATTAGGATAGGAGACCTTAAAATCGGAGATCAGATATTGACTCATAAAGGATTCAAAAAAGTCACTAAAGTTTATCCGATTCAGAAACAACCTACTTATAAAATTAAATTAAAAAATGGTAAAGAAGTAAACGTCTCTGCTAATCACGTCTTACCCACTCAATACGGAAAATTAAAATCTATAGCTACAGGTTTGAAGGCGGGAGATAAGTTATTTGTAAAAAAGTAATTTTTTGGCATACTGTCTATATTTATTATAAAAAATAATATGGCTGCGATTTTACCCGCCTGGATTAAAAAGTATGGAGAACAGGAAGCTTTAAAAATGTGGGAAGACTATAAACACAGAATTAAGGGAAATACTAAAGAAAAACTTAGAGAAAAGCATGGAGATGAATACGTAAAAGACTTGAGTAAAAGAAAAGTGTCATACTCTTTAGACTCATATATTAAAAGATATGGAAAAGAATTAGGAGAAAGGAAGTGGAATGAAACGCTAAATAAAAAGTTAAAGACTCAAAAAGAAAATTTTAAAAATAAGAAATGGAATAACG